TCAAACTCACCGCCAACGACCTAAAACCGATGGCCATTCGCATCGCCAACGCCTTTAACGGTCTCGTTGAAAATATTCAAAACCTTGGCAGTATCTCAAACGCCGATGCGGTGATCGTGGCCAACAAGTACATTAAGCTCAAGATTGTGAAGCTCGATGTGATCGGATCCACGTACAAAGTGAAAAACGGAGCCTATTTCGATGCCGAAGTTATCAACCGCGCAATCACGTTTTAATCTAGACGCCGTCGCGTGCAAACCGAATATCGACTCGCCAGCAGACCGCAAACACCTGCCGCGTGGCGTATGCCGATTTTGCGGCCGAAAGGCGTTAGCCCCGAACTCGCGTGTTTGCATTGACGGAGCGCAAATACTTGCAGAAAGATTCGCAAAATGACCCAGCAAACCCTGAACTACCTGCTGCGCCTCGCCATCCGAGAACGCGACGAACACGCCCGACGCATGATCGACCAGCCGCCCGACGCTGACATCTGCGTGCCTCTTGGTGAGGCTATGATCGCCGTCAAGGAACTGCTCGACCTGTCGCAGTCCTCCAGCCGCGTAGGCGCTGCCAGACACCCGCGTAAGGGATTTGGCAGCATGTCGCCGGAACGCCGCGCAGAGCTTGCCGCAAAGGCCGTAGCGGCAAAACGTGCAAAGACTATCGCTTTGCGGGAGTAGCCGGTGTGGCGGGTGGCTGCGTCTTTTCCAAGAACTCCAGTTCGCCCGCGTCGGCCATCCGCTTCAGCAGTTCGGCGGCGCTGGGCATCCCGTTGCACTGGCGTTGCCGTAGCAGGGCCATCCGGTCTAATTCGTTGCGCCAGTTTTGATCGCTCATAGGTTCTCCGTTTCAAAAAATAGCCCTGTTGCCCCGTCGAAGAATAGCGGGATTCGGCGCTTGGCCGAGAACCTCGCCTTCTCCAAATTCGCCTCAAAATTCCCGTTTCCCTTGTCTGAAAGAATCACCACGTTTGAGGCGTCCATCTTGATCTGGCGCGACTCACGAACCTTGCCATCGTCGTTAAGTTGGGTCAGGATGATCCCCGCGATATTCAGCCGTTTGCACATCTTTTTCATCGACCGGCTAATATGCGCAATGTGCCGTTCTCGGCTGTTTCCGTCCTCGCGCTGGCCGCTTTCCATGAGCTGGATGTAATCGACAATCACTAGATCGACGCGATGTTTGCGCCTCAGCCGAACTATCCCGGCTTCGAGCATGGCCGGAGTCACGTCTGGCCGCTCGTCAATGGCGATTTGAAACGGTATGAGCGCAGTAGCCGCCGCCTTCGTCTTGTCCCGCTCCCGCCGCTCCTGTGTTTGCTGTAGCCAATCAGCAAGGCAGATTTGCCCGTATTGCGCCACGATCTTCTTCGCCACTTCAGCCTTCGTCATTTCGGCCGATAGGATCGCCACGCCATACCCCAAGCTAGCCGCGTGTAATGCGCACATCGTCGCCATCGTGGTTTTCCCGCCGCCGGTCTCAGCGCCGATTACCGTCGTGTTCCCCGGCTTGAAGCCGCCCGTGGCGCTCGTCAGTGTCGGTAGAGGCCACGGTATACCCATCTCCTCCTGCGGAGTCTGTAGGAACGCCATCAGCCCGCCGCCGGCCTGATTCTGGATGATGTCGCCGATCATCTCAAATCCAGAAGCGCGTTCGTCGGTATCGCCCACAGCCGCTACGGCGCTCTGAACATCGAGAACGGTCTGACGGTCGGCCCCGTGCGCTGTAAGAGCTACAATGCCCGCATTCAGGGCAAGAATCGCGCTTCTCAGTTGCGTCCTCGACCGCAGAATGTCGCAGTAGGCATCGAGGCTGATAATCTTGGGCAATCCGCGAGTCGTGCCGCGTAGGAACTCGACCAGCATGTCCTTGGGAAACCCGTCCAAGTGCATGAGCGCTTCGCCGAACGTCACAAAGTCGATCTTCTGCCCTTCTGCCACCATTGCAGACAGCCGCCGAAACGCCTTCTGGTGGTCGCTGGTCGTGAAATCTTCCACCGTAAGTAAATCAATCGCAATCGGCGCTTGCTCGGTCGGGTAAAGCAGCATGGACCCAAGCACCATGCGCTCGGTATCGACGGCGACGGGAAGCCCGTTGTTGAACTGTGCTTCGAGAGGGTTCATACCAGCCCGTCCTCCGCACGTTCCCGCGCCACGCGCTCCATCTTCGCCTTCTCCGCAGCCGTGAATCCCAAGGGGAGGTGGTCGTAGTTGCCGGGTACCGGTCTATCGTTGAAGGGGGTACTGCGCTCGTTTGTGCGCCACGTCTGGACGCAGCCCTTCCAGTTCGTGATCGGCGTTTGCTGTTTACCGCGCTTCCAGCCTGAGGCGTTGTAGTGCGCTACGAACTTCTCCGCGTCGATATCAAAGCCGATGTCTTTCGCGTAGGCCCGAACCTCTTCAGCCGTTGGTGGAACGAATCGATTGCGGCGTGTAGATGTGCCGCTTGTCGGCACAATACTATCTTCTGAAGATAATGATGCTTCTGAAGATAAGGGTATGCCTTCGGGTATCTGTTTTTTGATAGAGGGGGGTATAGGGGGGGGTATAGCCTTGGGTTGATTTCGACGCTTTTCCCAGCCTTTCATCCCGTTTTCTTCGTCCTTAACGCGCTTCTCCTCTTCGCGGATCATGCGGCGGCAAAACACCACGCCGTCAGAATCAACCCCCGCTACCCCAAATTTGATGAGTCGTGCCAACCCCTCCCTATACCGGGGGGTATCCAATCCGATCATGCGTGCCACCGACTCGTCAGGTATCGGCTGTCCATCAGGAAGCACCATGCGACCACGTTGCGGGCTTTCGTGCATCGTCAGAAGCATCTCAAACCACATTCCACGATCAGCGATGTCTAACGCACGAAGTCCGCCCTCGCGCCACCAGTCGCCGGGGTAGAACTGCATATACGGCAGTTTCATCCAACACCTCTTTATTCCTTGAACTTGCCCACCCTTGTCTAAAATGAAGGCCCGGAGAACCCAGGCCCCCAATCAAGGAAAGAGATGAGCGATGCGGTCATGACTCCGCACTCTTCAATTATCTCACCGTACTGCTTGCTTTTCCAGCACTATTTCCGGCGCCGGTACCACGCCACGCCGACCAGACCGAGGCCGACGAGGATGTAGGCCCCCGGCTCCGGCACGGGCGAGACCGGGCAGTCCTCGTGGTGGTAGTGGTGCGGGTGGTGCGGGTTCTGGTTTTGATCGATGATGCGCCCCCAGTCAGGTTCCTGCGCGGTCAGTGAGGCCGCGAAAATGGCGGCGGTGATGATGGTTTTCATGTTGCTCCTTATTGCCCGTTGCCGGGGTTGGTTGATACTGCGGGTTGATCCCGCTTCAGGCGCTCGGCAAGCTCCATGGCCTGCGCCACTGTGTCCACCCAGTCGCCTATCGACTTGTCGCCACGATAAACGCGCCAGCAGCCCGGACGTTCTTCAACGACCTGCCAACACTCGTCAAGCCGCCAGACGTTCGCCGTGATTCGCTTCCAGCCGAAGCTCATGATTCTCTCCTGTTCCATCAAACATTCTTCCATCAGCCAATCGCAAAGACCAGCCCACGCGCCAGCATGCTCGTCATCAATCCACCAACGGCCAGCGCATGACCTTTGCTGGCTTATGGCGTGTTCAATCGACGGCATCGAATAGCCCTTGCTGCGCACCAGCATATGCTTCTGCGCTCTCCAGATGCTTTACAGCCGTCGAAAAGTAACCCGGCTTCAGTTCGATACCGATGAACTTGCGGTCCTCGTCCAGTGCGACAAATCCCTCAGAACCGACGCCGGCGAACGGAGACAGCACGACATCCCCCGGCGATGACCACAACTCCAGACATCGGCGAATCAACCCGAGCTGCAGCGGGCAAATATGCTTTTCGTCTTTTTCGTCGCGGGCGATGCGGAAGTTCAGCACGTCGGTTTGGTCGATATCCCACCACACCGGCTCGGCGTACCGCCGCCAAATCTCCACGCTGGTCCGCCCGTCGCGGCCCTTGCGGGCGTACTTCGAGGGATGCTGGTCAGTCTCGCGCGGGTCTTGCGCCGTGTCGCCGATGTACCGCTCAAACCCTTTCGGCCTTTCAATCGGCTTGACGCTGAGATTGTCGCCGGGAGGCGTCTTGCGAAACGCCAGCACATAGTCGGCCATGCCCTGCCGGATCTGCGAAGAGTCGCGCATCACGGTCTTATGCAAGAGCCCGTTGTTGTTTGTCCGCTCCCGCTCAGTGACCGGGCACTTCCACACCGTCACCCGGCTATGGAACGTCCAACCAGCCCGCTCCATGGCGACGATGCACTGACCGGGAAAGTCCCGCAAGCCGCTCGCCCCGTCGCTGTTCCGGTACGTCGGCAGGTCTTTGACGTGCATGACGCACAGCCGCCCCGTTGTCGTCACGCGAAGCAGTTCCGGCGCAAGGAATCCGAAGTGCGCAAAAAACTCCTCATCGCTTGCGCAGTTGCCCATATCGGCCTCGGAGTCGGAGTAGGTGTAGAGGCTGGAGAATGGCGGCGAGAAGACCGTCAAGTCTACTGACTCTTCGGGTATGCCCTTGATGACCTCACAGCAGTCGCCGTTGTAGAGCGCCCAGTTGCGGCCGTGCCGCTCGTCTAAAATCACGTTCATTAGATCCACCTCGGAAGATTCATTTTCTTTGTGCCAATGGCTGAAGCAAGCTGCCGCCGCCCGGTACCGTTTTGAATTGCCGCCATCGCATGAACCATGGCCGCTTTCATCTCTTCGTGCTTTTTTTGCTTTTCGCGTATCGTCTTGAGAACCGTCCCTTCCGTTTCCGCGATGACCATGTAGGCGTCAACCGGCCGCGTTTGCCCGAAGCGCCAGGACCGGCGCACGGCCTGATAAAACTGTTCGTAGGAGTAGGACAGCCCGCAAAAGATGTGCTTATTGCAGTGCTGCCAGTTCATTCCAAAGCCCGCGATGCTCGGCTTCGTGACGATGCGCTGGAACGCGCCGTTCGTAAATCCAAGCAGCTTTTCCTCTTTCGCTTCCGTGCGCTCGTCGCCGCGCACCTCAATAGCGCCGTCGATCACGCGCATGAGTTCGTCCGCTTCGTAGTTCGTGTTGCACCAGATACACCACGGATCTTTGGAGTCGCCGATGATCTCAGCAACGCGCGCGGCCCGGTCCGGTGCCGTCAGTCGCATCTCCCGATGCAAGCCAGTCGCTGAAACGTCTGCCACCCGGAAGAGTTGGCCGTTGGCGTTGATGGATTGATCGACGGAGACGATCTCCTCATGGATGCGCAACTCGGGCATATTCCACCCGTCGTCAGAAAATCCCAGGTCTGACGGCTTTTCCATGCACACTGACCACGACGCCACCCACCGCCAGTAGTCGGCCTCAGCGTGTCCCTTGAGCCGGTAGCCGCCCGCTTTCATTGTGTCGTTCAGGAACCACCGCATGAGCATCTGTCCGCCGCTCATGATGTCCAGGAACTCGGAGTGGTTGCCAAGCTCCATGTGGTCATTGGGAGACGGGGTAGCCGAGCAACAGAGCTTATAGGGCGTGCTGGCGAAGGAATCCTGTAGCAGCCGCCGCGTTGCCCCGGTGAAGTTTTTTAGGATGCTCGACTCGTCTAAGACAATCGCGTCGAAGTGGCCCGCGTCGAAGTGCTTTAGCATGTCGTAGTTGGCGACATTGACGCCGCGCCGCACGTCCTTCTGGCTGCGGCACTGCGTTATCTCGATGCCAAACTTAGCTCCCTCGGCGACAGTCTGTGCAGTAACGGCCAGAGGTGCCAGTATGAGCGCGTCGCCGCCAGTGTGTTGGCAGACCTGCCTGGCCCATTCCGATTGCATGGCGGTCTTGCCGCTGCCGCACTCTGTGAAAAGCGCGAACTTGCCAGCGTTAAGCGCCCGCGTGATGCTTTGCCGCTGAAAGCCGAATAGCTTGCTGTTCAAGTCGAACTCTCCGGAAATTCCGGATGGTTGCGGTTCGACGTGTTTCCCATCCAGGAACGATCTATAATCCATGACCTCAACTATAAAGACAGCCGCCGTAAATCGCAACGCAAAAAAATAAAAACTTTTTTCTTGCAAGTCGCCAAGCCATGGTTTACGATTGGTTCATATGAAGTCACCGACGCCAGCCAAACGGCCAATCTACATCAGCCCCAGCAGCCACCGGGCTCTGCAACTCTTTGCCGCCGCACGCGACATGAAACTCACCGCCGCCGCTGAAATGGCCGTCGTTGCGATGACATCCAAAGCCACTCGGAAAGCAGCCGCCAAATGAACACCAGCACAACTCAGACCGTCACCAACGCCAGCGCACGCTTGAACATGGAAAGCGTCAACCGCCTCATCGAAATGGAAGTGCAGCACGCTACGCAAAAGCTGCGCGGCGAAAATCAGGCGCTCCGTCGCCAATTGACTGACCTGCAAAGCGGCGCGTCCATCGACAACCGCTTGCACGAAGCTCGCCTGATGCGCGATGGCAAAATGATGGCGGTCATGGCGATTGGATCTGGTATCGTCGGCACGCTGCTGGGATACTTTAGCGCGGGGGTGTTTATGCGCTAATACAACGCTGCCGCCTGTTGGGAGACAGGCGCTTGCAGCGGTCCGACCACGCTGGATGACATTTCCTGGGGAGGATTTGCCAGCGAATCGGACCACTGGAAGCTAACCGCAGCTTCCGTCTCCTAGTAGTGAACCTCTACACCGCCGTGTCTCAATGGCGCGGCGGTATTTTTGCGCCTAAAGGATTGAAATGACGACCACCGGACGTATTCTGCTCGACCTTTCCGACCTGCAAACGCAGACGATGCACATTCTCGGACGCACCTCTACCGCCGTGCGCCAGTTCGACGTGCTGATGGCAACGATTCGCCGCGAAAACAATGCGCGTTTGCTGGCGCTGACGGCCAAACAAGACGCTATAAACGGCACTGTGCTTGCCGATGGTGCCAGCGACTTCGCCGAATACACCGCAGCCCATGCCGAGGAACGGATCAACGATGCCCGCGCCATCAACAAGCTCTGACTACTTCAACCGCTGCGACTGCTGGAACTGCGGCGCGCAAAACGTGCCGCTGAACGAAAACAACAACTGCCGGGAGTGCGAGGACAACAATGACGGAAGAACAGATGGAAGAAATGGCAGCGCTGAAGCGCGACCGCGAAACGCTATCCACGATGATGGACGGGGTTTGCGACTGGCTGAAGACTGGTCAACAAATGGGCAGCACATCGAAGGTTTGCCGGTTCTGTGATGCGCCGATTCACAACTGGTATCCGCATGAAAAAGAATGCCCGGTGACTTTGTTCAAGGAATGGAAGGACGGCCAGTAATGGACCAACAACTGACAACCACCAGCAAAGACGCCGAACTGGTAGCTGTCGCGCCAGCCGCCAAGCCGTCCATGATTCAAGCCGTTATGGCGGCCGCCATGAACCCTGACCTAGACCCGGACCGCATCAAAGCTTTTCTTGACATGGCGCGGGAGATGGACCAGGACGAAAAAAAGCAGCAATTCAACGCCGCGTTTGCTGCTGCCCATGCGCAAATTTCGTCTATCCACATCGCCAAAAACGGAGAGATCATATACCCAGGCAAAAACAACGGACCTGCAAGTGTCATCAAGTTTATCAAGCACGACGACATCTCGCGCGTCATCAAGCCGATTCTGGCTGAACACGGGCTGACGGCCACCTACTCCAGCGAAATCCTTGTCACGCCGCCTAAAGCCGTGACAGTCATGACGATCATTCACAGCAACGGGCACAGCCGCGAATGGCGCTCTATTCCGATGCCTCTGGTTGACTCCGGCGGCGGCAAAAACGATGTGCAGGGTTCAGGGTCTATCAGCACCTACGGACGCCGCTACGTGACGATTGCGGCCTTTGACATCGTGGCCGAAGATGCCGACGACGACGGCAACAAAGGCCGCTTGTCGCAAGCCATCACGCAGGAACAAGCGGATGGTATCCGCGATATTTTGAACGCGCTGGAGCAGCACCAAAAGGGCAGCGCAACGGCTTTTAATCGGTGGATCAATCAGCAGTTCAAGGTTGAATCGGTTGACCAGTTGCTACAGGGTGACCAGTACGAAGAGGTTATTTACAAGCTGGATACGAAACAGCGTAGCGCGGGGTTGAAGAGATGATCGAACACGTTGTTCAGCAAGGATCAATCGAGTGGCACACGCTGCGCTCGGTCATTCCAACGGCCAGCAACTTCGACCGCCTCATAACCCCGGCAAAATGGGAGCCGACCAAAGGCGACACGCGGCGCGGCTATCAGTTGGAGCTTCTGGCTAACCGCATTTTTGGTCTACCGGCCGAAATCGCTGGCATATCTGCACTTGCCCATGGTCGAGAGTGGGAGCCCATCGCACGCGCCGCTTACGAGTTTGAACGTGGCGTGGAAATCAAAGACGCCGGATTCTTCACCGATGACGAGGAACGATACGGCGCCTCTCCTGACGGGCTGATTGGCGACGATGGGTTGATTGAGTTCAAAAACCCGGAGTCGCCCAAGGTGCATCTTTCCGCGCTGATTGACTCGCTGGAGTACGCGGCCAATGTCGAAAACTGGACAGCTATTGTTCCGAATGGGTCATACGTGACCGGATTCGTTCGTGACCACTGGGCTCAAGTTCAAGGCCAATTGTACGTGACCGGGCGGGCGTGGTGCGATGTGGT